ACGGTAAGAAAATCCTTGCCAACCACTTTACAATCTTTGATAACACATTCTTGAACCAGCGGTACGTTGATAACCTAATAGCTACAACACCATCTGGCATGTTTACCGAGCGTGGGATCTACGGGCGGTGGGTAACTGGAGAGGGCGCTGTGTATCGTGACTTCAAAGAGGACATGTATATCGATAGTGCTCCAGATGATTTAGTTAGATTCTACGCTGGTGTCGACTGGGGTTATGAACACTACGGCTCTATCGTGGTTATCGGAGAATCAGCAGACGGCTCTATCTACTTAGTTGAGGAACATGCACACCAACATGAAGAGATTGATTTCTGGGTAGGTGTTGCTAAAGACATAAAAAGCCGTTATGGAAACATCATATTTTGGGCGGATAGCGCACGACCTGAACACGTTGCCAGGTTCCAAAGGGAACAAATCAAGACGTTCAACGCAAATAAAGCGGTCTTGTCAGGAATTGAAGAAGTCGCCAAGTTCATGAAAGCTGGGCGCTTTTTTGTTGTATCAGATAAAGTAAGCCGTTTTAAGGACGAGGTCTACCAGTATATCTGGAATGAGAAAACAGGCGAGCCAATCAAGGAAAATGACGACGTATTGGATGCCCTGCGATATGCGATTTACTCAAAACAAACACAACCAAAGGCAACCGTTAAGAGAAGATCTCTTTATGGTTTGTAGAAAGGGAGAACATGTATAAATACTTAACCTATCCACGGGATGGATACGATGAAACAGCTCTAAATGCTGAATTGATTTATAAACTGATTCGCAAACACGCAAATGAGCGAGAGGGTTTGCAAAAATTAAAACGATATTATATCGGAGAACATTCTATTCTTGAACACAAAAGGCGCAATCCTAACGCTCCGAATTTTAAAACGGTAGCCAATCATGCGAAGGATATTGCAGACACGGCCACAGGTTACTTCCTAGGCAGTCCGATTACCTACAACAACACAGGCGAGAGCGACCTTGAGCCATTGCTGATTGCATTTGATAACGCAGAAGTTGACCAAGTGGACACGCAGAACGCTCTTAACATGGCTATCTACGGGCGTGCTTACGAATACATCTATGTCAAAGAAGGTTTAAACGAGCTTGACTCAGCTAGTCTTGATGTCGAGAACACCTTTATAGTCTACGATGATAGTATTGAACGCAGACCCTTGTTTGCAGTCTATTACTACGAGGTTAAGGACGATTCAAAAGACACTAAGACATACCAAGCAGAGGTTTTTACACAGAACTTGCATTATCACATTATTTTGAGTGATTCGTCAGGTTCGTATGTGAAAAAACTTGATGTTGAGCCACACCACCTTGGTCAAATCCCAATCATCGAGTATAAGAATAATAATTTTGCGATTGGCGATTATGAACAACAGATTAGCTTGATTGATGCCTACAATTCGTTAATGGGTAATCGTGTAAATGACAAAGAACAAGCGATTGAATCTATCCTTGTCTTGTATGGAGCACAGTTAGGAGACACGCCTGAAGAAACCCACAAAGCTATGTCTATCCTTAATGAAGAAGGGCTTTTAGAACTTCCAATGGATTCTAAGGCTGACTTCTTGAAGAACTTGTTGGACGAGGGCGCTACTGAAATCTTACGTAAAGCCTTGAAAGAGGATATTTACACCTTTAGTCACGTACCGAACCTAACGGACGAAAAGTTCGCAGGTAATAGCTCAGGTGTCGCTATGGAGTATAAGTTGCTCGGACTTGAAATGATTACTAAAATCAAAGAGGCTAACTACAAACGTGGGCTTAGACAACGTATCAGTATTTTTTCTAAGTACCTAGGTCTACAACAGATTGCACTTGATGCAAATTCGATAGTACCTCAGTTTAGTCGTGGATTGCCTAAGAACTTACTTGAATTGTCACAGGTTATTAACAACCTTGAGGGTAAAGTTACGCTCAGACAACTAATTTCTCTCTTACCATTCGTTGAAGACCCTGACGCTGAATTGGAAGGCCTCGAGGAAGAAAAAGAGAAGAACATGGAACGTGTGCCATTCTTTAATCAGGCGAACACGAAACCAGAGGAAGAGGTAGCAGATGAAGAACGAGGAGTACTGGGCGAAGAGGAAGGCTAATCTTATCTATGAGCAAATGGATAAGGCAGAAAAGCAAGCAGATAAGTTTGATAAGGTCTACGAAGAAGCCAAGGCTTACCTTGATAAAGAAATAAATAAAATCTTTGATAAATTTCAGCGTGATTATGGTTTGAGCGAGCGTGATGCTCGTCATGTATTAAAAAACATGAAGGACCAAAAGGACCTGAATGAACTTCGTAAGGTTCTCGAAGCTAGACCGAACGACCCAAACATACAACGTTTGCTGGCCGACTTAGATAGTCCAGCTTATTCTTTCCGTATGAAGCGATTAGAACGTTTAAGCGACGACTTAGACCGTATGCGTGAATCTATCTATCTTTCTGAGAAGAAGGATTCAGATGCCTTTTACAGCGACTTGATGAAGGACAGCTACTACAAGGCTACTTTTGACTTGCAACAGCAGACAGGGCTTGCTTATAGCTTCTCCGACTTACCTGAAACTGAAATCAAGCGCCTGAGGGGGCTAAAATGGACGGGAGAGGGCTACTCAGACAGGATATGGTCGAATACAGGGGCGCTTGCTTCAAGCGTGAAAGACGAGCTCTTAGTAAGTCTCATGACTGGTCGAAGTGTAAGAGATACATCTCAAGCTATCGCAGAACGATTTGAGGTTGAACAGAATAAAGCTAGGCGCTTGGTTCGTACCGAGTCAGCGTTCTTCCATAACCAAATGGAACTGCTCAGTTATGAAGATGCTGAGATTTCAAAGTATAAATTCGTAGCCGTGCTGGATAAACGTACCTCACATATCTGTCAACAGCACGACAATAAGGTCTATAATACAGACGAGGCAGTTCCTGGTGTCAATTATCCACCACTACATCCTTGGTGTAGGTCTACGACTATCGCACACGATGATGATATCGACTACAGCAAGTTAGAGCGTAGGGCTAGAAATCCAGAAACAGGCAAAGTTGAGTATGTGCCTGCTGATATGAGTTATAAAGAGTGGTATAGCGAATATGTTGCAAAAGACAGAGGAAAGAGTTATAATCAAGGTATGGATAAGTCAGCCCCTCATGTTTCTAGTGGTTCAATAAGCACTGCTCGTGGAGACGTAGAGAAGCAAAAAAATGCCTTTGCAGTAAGATACTACAATCAGTTGAGAAATTCGGACAGGGCAGATGTTGTGGAAAAAATGATGAAGAGTAGTAACCTTCCTCATTCTACAGTATCGAAAGCATTAGAGCACATCCTAGATAACAAGTATTTATTGTGGGATTATGACGCCTTTGAAGAGAGGGAAATGAACTTTTATCCGCATTATGATATGGCTCGAAGTTTCCAAAGGTTATACATGGGCAACCCAAAACAGAGCGATATAATAATGCTACAACACGAGAGCCTTGAGTCATACTACATGAACCATAAAAAAATGGATTATGATGAAGCTCATAAAAAAGCTAACATAAAATTTAATTACCAGGAGGCAATTAAAAATGGCGAAGATTGATAGACAGATTATTACTTTGAACAAGATTGAAGACGACGCCACTATGCGCCAATATTCTGCAGTGAGTGGAGAGTGTGAAGGCGTTGCTACAGTGGATAAAAACACCTTAAATTACACCTATACAGGCGACGATTTAGAAGAATTTGCTTCGTTCGTAAAAGAGACTTTAACTAAAAGTATAAAACTTGGCAAAAAATTGCCAGATAAGTTTTCACACGGTTTCGGGTAAAAAATTAACCAATAATTATTTAAGCACCTAGAGAAATCTAAGTGCTTTTTTCGTGCTCAGAAAGGAGGAGCTTATGTTCATTTGGGAATGGGTGCTAATCGCCTTTGGGTGGTTGGTATTCTTATTGTTGATATCTTTTATCTATTTGTTTATGAAAAATTTAAACAAAGAGCTTAAAAAAAGAAAGTAGGTGATCCAACATCTTGACTGGCAGGAATAGACTGCTATAAATCACTGTAAATTGCCATAAACCGTGTCAGAATTGATGCGGTTTTTCTATTGTCCGAGCATTGATGACAAAAAAAGCCATGGAATTATATAGTCGGGGACGACTTTAAAAATAGGAGGTTCGTAATGAACGAAGAAACACAAACAGTCGAAACGGTTGAAGTACAAGAGGTACCTGCAGAACCTACTATCGAGAAACAACCGCAAGACGAGAAGAAGTACACTGATGCAGACGTTGATGCCATCATCGATAAGAAGTTTGCTAAGTGGAAATCAGAGCAAGAAGCCAAAGAAAACGAAGCTAAGAAGCTTGCTAAAATGAATGCTGACGAGAAACAGAAATATCAGTTAGATCAGCGTGAGCAAGAATTGGCTAATCGTGAACAAGCGATTGCTCGTAAGGAATTGACCGCAGAAGCTAAGGCAATGTTAAGTGAACGTGGCTTACCAGTTGAATTAGTAGCCGTGGTTGATTTGTCAAACGCAGAAGCTGTGACCGAATCAGTCGCAAGCATTCAGAAAACGTGGGAGGATGCAGTGCAGAAAGGTGTATCCGAACGCATGAAGGGTAGCGCACCTATTAAGACTGCGCCACAACAATCGACAGGGCTTTCAAGAGCTCAATTTTTCCAAATGAGTCATACAGAAAAGGCTGCATTGAAGCAGTCAAATCCTGAATTGTATAACTCATTTTTGAATTAATTAAAAAGGGGAATTTAAAACATGACACAAACTAAAATTGCAAATCTAGTAAATCCAGAAGTAATGGGAGATATGATTGCAGCTAAACTACCAAAGAAATTGCAAGTAATTCCATTCGCAGCTATCGACCGTACGCTTGTAGGTGTGCCAGGAGACACAATCACTGTACCATCTTACACATACATCGGTGATGCAGAAGATGTGAACGAAGGTGTAGAAGCTGGTGTAGTAGTCCTTGGTACATCTACTAAAAAAGCTACAATCAAGAAGGCTATGAAAGCCGTTGAATTGACAGACGAAGCTATCCTCTCTGGCTATGGTGACCCAGTAGGCAACGCAGAAAATCAACTTGCTCTATCAGTTGCATCTAAAATTGATAGCGATGCTTTGGAAGCACTTTTGAAAACAAACACTCGCAAGCATGACTCTAAAACTAAAGCAATCAGCTATGA